AATTCTCTGCGATTTTCTCATTGTATGGAAGCTCCCGTCCTGTAAAGCGCAGGACCCTGCTGTGGTGCACCCTGGATATCAGCGCGCCGCTCTCTTCATCCCGGATGGTATAGTATTCCGGTAGACCGAAGTCCTGGTCTGATGGGTCCGTCACCTGTCCCAATTCCGGATAGATTCCGCTCCATCTATCCAATATCATTAACCCAAGGAAGCATCCCGGAAGCACCAGTTCATAGTCCAGCGGCAGTGAAAGGTCATCCTGGCCGCGGACCATGATGATTCCGGCTGCACCTCCATACAGTCTACCCCAATACATCCCTTCAAGGAGGGATTTGCGCAGGTGTACCTTCCGTTCCATTCGCTGCATAGCATCTATGTATTCAGGGGCGACATTGCTTTGGATGGTATACCACTTACGGACCATATCTCCCGGTATCGTCTCAATGATGTTCTGGACAATCCAGTTCTCCCGGTACAGGCTGGTCAGAAGCTGGTAGTTCTGGGTCATACGGGTAAGCGGATACTGCGTGGCCTGCAGGAGGTCCTGAGTGCCATATCCCAGCCGCGCTATTGGATTAGAAAAGGCATCCATCGTTGTGACGGGTGCCTGCTTTGTGTCTGCCCGTACATGACGGGTGCTCCTACGTTTTGACATATATCCCTCCATCAATATTGACTTGCACACATATACATAATCATTGCCCAAACCAGATAGTATACTGCATCTACTTTCTCTTTCTTATGGTGACATTTAATTGCCATAATTGCATTGTATAGATAAACAATGAAAACAGCAGTACTTAACATCAAGTCAAAGGTTTTCATATTCCTATCCTCCATTCCGGTAACTTCGTGAATATGTAGTACCGCAGCGCATCCGGCCCATGGTCCAGCTGCTTCACCGGCTTCTCCTCCCCGCGTTCCCTGGCCTTGTCATCCCAGACATATGACCGCATCTCTGTAATCAGGCCTGTGCACCTCTCATGTATCCGTATCTTCCCACGATACAGCATGGATGACACAGCCCGGATACCATCCTCCACATCGTTCTCAGCCGGTTTCACGACATAGCCCCGACCGCGCAGTTCTGTGATGAAGCTGGCTGCTGATGGGTCTGCTATGATATCAGCCATCAAATCAGGATTATTTCCCATAAAATCGGCCATATCATCACCATATTGACTGTCCGTTTTCTGGACCTTCTCCACGCGGCTGTCCCATCGGTATTCCCGGTCCACCCAGATGATATCACCATCGTCATAGATATCCAAAAACACGCATGGATTCGATGTGCCATAATCCAAAGCAATCGTCCGGACGCTCAGATATTCCAGACCTTTTGGCCTGGTATCATCATTGTAGATATTGGCCTTTGTGAACATGGTATATATCAGACCTTCGGCTACAGCCCATAGGCCCCGGATGTAACGTAGAAAAAAGACACCAGTGTACATGCTCCGATATCTCTCTTTAATCTCCTCATCCAGGGATAGGTTATCATTCATCGTGAAATGTAGGTATAACAGCCTTTTAACTTCCTGGCCTTTTCCAATAAGTTCTGTAGCTTTCCGCTTCCCGATGAATCCAATTGCCCTGTCAATCCACCCAACCTTGAACCAATGCATAGGCCCTGCCGGATTGCAATTGAACCAGAACTTACTCCCCTTCACAGAACACCGTCCTGTAGCCTGATTGACGAAGGATTCCGGCATCAGTGCTACCTCATCGAAAAACGCACCTGCTGCCGTGATGCCCTGTACCAGTTCCTGGGAACCCTCGTCCTTACCACCGAAGATGTAGAAGTAATTGGTAACCCCCTTCCGGGTGGCCTCCAGCATATTGGGTGTCTCACCAGACAGATGGTGTATGCATCTGTATCCCCGACTCCGTAGCATGGTCTTAAGGTTAGTCAATACATTACGCTGGAAGGAACTGATTGTCTTGCCAGCCATGATGAAGTTTTGGCCGTCAAACGATTCCATTGCCCAGAATATAAATGATAATGACATGCTTACCGTTTTCCCAGAACGGATGGCCCCATCCGCTATGATGCCGTCATAGTCCTTCACTGGGCTATTTGGTATCCACCAGTTCAGGACCTTACGTTGCTTTTTGGAAAATGGTGCGAACTTAAATATCGGCCTCTTCTTCTTCATTTTCATCCGACCATCCATCCTCTTCATTATTATCAGCCCAATCATTTTCTACTGTGCTTTTCAATGCATCCAGGAATCCATCGTCCTCCTGCCCATCATCATCCACACCCATGTTGGCCTTGGTGGCATCCATGCGCAGTTTCTGCTCTTCCAAATCCACATCAGATTTGGAGGTCTGCCCCAATACATCCTTAATAGCCATATATGCCTTGACATTCCCGTTCATGGCCTCCCTGACCATGGCAGCACTTATGACTGTCTCAAGTGTATGGTCCAATCCCAATGCCTCCAGGATTGGGGTCCACTCCGGTATATCCACCTCGGAGGTGAGGATTGCATTCATAGTCTGGCGCAGGTTTGCTTTGCGCCGCCTGGCCTCGCCCGATGCTTTCCCTGCTTTAGAAGCATTTGCTCGGCGTTCTTCCGGTGTTGAACCTCGATACTGCATTAGGTTTTCGTTATTCGCCAACCACCTCACCTTCCCATCTGGTTGATTATAGATAACAAAAAACTCCATGCTTTATCGGCTTGGAGTTTTAAAGGAGAAAATCTGTCTATGTATCTGGATAATGTCGTGGGGGATAAAACCAGATACCAATAGCGGGGGCAGGATTTGAACCTGCGACCTCCGGGTTATGGGCCCGGTGAGCTTCCAGACTGCTCTACCCCGCATTAGTGCCCGGATGGGGAACCGGGCAGGTATCCTTGGGGGGAGGATAGGAAATGGCTTTTACACCACTTCCAGTCTACACTATAACATTATCAAAACGAACAGTGCGAACAATACGAACAAACTTTACTGGGATTCCATAAATCTTTGAAATTCCATCCTAACACCATCCGCAGTTGACTTTCTGCCCAATCTTATCGCCACTTCTCCCCAAGATAACTTCTGGAATATAGCATACCGGATAATCCGCTGCATCCTCTGTGGAATCGTATTCATCCAGGATTCCACCTGTAGCTTAATTCCTTCTGCATTCGCCTTGCGCTCATCCAGAACACGCTCATAATCATCAAGCACCCCCGGCTCACTTACAACAGAATGCGCTATTCCTTGGATTTTGAAACTCTTAGCCGTATAAGGGAACTCTTTCATGGACCCATGAACCCTGTCCTGCAGAATGGTCTTACGCTGCCGCTTAACCCTCCGTATATCTTCCTCTGTCTCCTTGATAAGTTCGCAAGCATCTATGTACTGTCTCAATATGCTCTTGTCCACCGGCATCACCTCCTCCCACATCCAGGTACGGACACGCCCAGCACCCGTACCGTATCCTGCCCTTATTGTTACGCTGGCCGTCACAGCCACCGCACCCGTTGTCTATGTAGCACTGTCTCATGGTACCGTATCACTCCCTTCGGCGGCCGGTGCAGTCCCGGGTCCGGGCACAGGCTGGTATAAGCATAAGGCGGCATCCTGACAGGCCACGTATCCGGCGGCGGTTCTCGTATAGCTGATGCTGCCGATGCTGCCACGGCGGATTCCCTTAAGACCCTGTTGGCCTTGGCCTGCTTACTTTCTGCTTTCTTTCTCAATCAGATACCTCCTATATCTTTAATCTCTTGTTTCTGTTCTGGGACCTCAGACTTACCTGTGACCATCTCACGTATGTAGCGGTGTGGCACATTACAGGTCACTGCATTCATTACAATCTCGGCCTTGGTACTCTCCTTCATCAGCCTATAGAAATCTGAAAAGGTAACTTCCGCCCTATCCTCTTTTGAAAATGCATCCATAATATTTCCCATCTGCTAATCTCCTTTCTTTTCAATATCTCAGTTTAGGCAAGTAAGCGATACCACCGTGTTTTCATTTCGGCTGGTATGCTTTGCCCTCGGTTCCGCTCTCCTGTCCAGTGCGTTCCACCAGCTTCTCCGTCACAAATAAAACCGCTGGCTTTTAGGCTGGTTCCTGGCTCACTCTGCAAAATATAGGTAATGATTTTTCGGTATCCCATATCCTTTGCAATCCGACAGCACGCTCCATATAACATGCTGCACGCATTGTATGTACCATCTGTACATAATCTGTTGATTTCGCAGGTCAGGCCATCATCCAGGAATCGGCTCACTGGACGACCGCATACAGCACAACCAATAAGTTGTTCACCCTCATATAACCCCACCGAAAACTTATGGCCGACCGTGGCCTTATGATGGCGGTGAAAGTGGTTAATAAAATCACTGGCCTGCCTGAATGTTATAGGTCTAATTTCCGTTTTATTTCACTCCCTTCGGCAGCTAAATCCTAATTTTCCCATCCGAATCGCTCATGCCATTGTCGTTCTGGCGACAACGACTTAAATGCCGCCAAGCACAACTCCCTGTCTGATTTATCACGATATCTAGGCACCGGCTGAGCAAAAGGGCAGAAAACCTTATCTGATAAATCATCCTGCTGTAACTGCACACACCGGCTGCACTGAAACGCTTTCATTCTGCTTTGTACCTCCTAAATGTTAATTTAGTCATCTAATTTCCGCCCACACATAGGGCAAAAATGAATAGGCTCCGATGTGTTTTCTGATTCATCATCTGCGTATTTTAGATAGTGATTTTTATTATGCTTTGATTGCACAATGTTAAATTCTCCCGCATACTCCCCTGTTAAATCCCTGCCCCACAAAAAATCACTTCCCGCATAGGTTCCTGTTTCTTTCAGCTCGCAGTAAGCGCACATTTCAAATTACCTCCAAATGTTAATTTTCTGATTCGTGCTGTTTCATTACATGGTTAAAAATCTTCATATTAATACCATGCATTTTCTCCCATTCTTTTGTTCCTGGAATATGTGACGGCCCTAACCATTCTATAGGGTCTTTCTTGATTGCACTCCAGTACCATGATGGAATCCCCATCTTTTCGGAAGATGTTTTCGGGTCAGAATATTTTGAATGCTTTATCAAGTCTGCCGATAATCCCCCCTGCAAAAGTGCTTTTGTATCCTGTTGATAAAAGAAAATAATGGAGGATTGAACCAAACAGGCCATTTTCAATTCTTCATATGGTACTTCTTTGTTATCTTTCAAATCTGCTATAATTTCACACGTTGCTCTCATATATTCCTCCTTCAAATCTTAAATTAATGAATCAATAATGCACACACTGCAAAGAATCCAATCGCTACTCCACCGCCAATCATCGCGCCAGCCCAGACCATATTGATTGCATCACACACTATTTTTTTAATGTTTCCACAAAATGAACAAGACTTCAATTCTTCCATTTCGGCTCCCTTTCCTCCGGCTCTCCCGGAAATCTTAATTATTGAGCAAATCACCCTCAGCCTCAAAATATATGTACCGACTACTCTGTTTAACCGGTTTTTCAATGTCCACCCATTTTTTTAATAATCTGGCATATATCCGCAGTTCTTTTACTTTAACTTTGAATCTGGTCCATGTCTTTCCATCTCGCTCAAAAACTCTTGTCTCCATCCTCTTTTCCTTTCTCCGGCTTTCCCGGAAAACGCTAATACTCCTCCTCATGTACTGTGCAGTATACGCACCGCTTGCACACCTCTATCGGCTCATCATCACCGACACGGCTAAATCCCATACATTTACCATTACTGTCCCGTCCCGGCTCCCCGCAACGTTTAATGTACTTACAGTTGTCTGTCGTTCTCTCTGGCATCTTACACCTCCAAATCCTAATTTAGTTATCTTTCATAAAGCATAACCAATGTGTTTTATTCCCTCTCTTTCGACAGCGATTCCCGAATAGTGGCTTCTGGCTAAAAAGAGGAAGGATTACACTCAACGGGAACTGTATCTCGCTCCACTTGAAAATCAAAATACCGTTTGGTTTCAATACTCTCATACACTCCTCAAAACCTTTACTCAACATTGCTTTCCAGTCTCCCCTTAGCTTCCCGTACTTTAAAGCCATGATTGACTGGTCACCAGCATATTCCAGGTGTGGCGGGTCATATACCACCAGATAAAAGCTGCTATCCTGAAAAGGTAAATCTGTGAAATCACATACCGTGTCAGGATTGATTTCAATGTATCTCCCCGGATAATATTCAGTCCTATCCATTTCCCGTATATCGCAAAATTCTACATCCGGGTTATCTTTTTCAAACCAGAACATCTTACTTCCGCAACATGCATCTAAAATTCTTTTCAATATTCACCCCTCCTAAATGCTAATATTGCTATTGAATAGTTACTTTAAATCTGTTATAATTGCATCAAATAACAGGGAACGCAAAGCCGTCAGTAGACCCTTGTGTGGTTGCAATTCCTCACCCTCGGATTAAGTTCCAGGCCGGTGCACAGGCCAGCGAAAACGTCGGGCAGAGCCGCAAGGCTCTTTTTTATTTCTCAAATGCTAAGTTACGATACTACTCTTAACCGTTCCTCTGGCACATCCACGTACTCACCACTGTCCAGCAGCACACCGACAATACCGTCATGGCTCCCAATGACCGTCCCACGGATGTTATGCCTCCAGGCTCCGTTGGTCCACAGCTGTACCCGGATGACCTGATGTTCATCCAACAACCTTAGCTTCATTTTCCTCTCCTTC